CTTCTTCTTCAGGCTTATATTCTTCATGTGGCTCAGCGTCCACTTTGAAGAAAATAGCCCTTAGAGCATTATACGCACCCATCGCATCTTTTCCAGCTACCGCATCAAGAAGGTCTTGGCCAAGGGCCTCACATTCATCGCGGTCACTAGATCCTTCATCCTCTGTCTTCAAATCTTGGCCATGCATCATCGAAACGATGACGGTAGCCGCTTTCTTTTTGTCAGGGATGATCATGCCTCACCCTTTCCTTTCACGGAGCTATTGCGGTAACACACATCAAAATAAAGAGCGGAACCGCTAGCAGGATCAACAGGTGCACCAGATGCATCTTTACATACAAAATAAAGTACCGCGCCTGCAGTGCTAGGAGCATCCATCAGCTGAGGATCGCCGACCAGTTCAATGCCGTACACGCCCGAATCACCTACAGCCTTAACGGTGCCAGTACCGGATCCAGCACCAGAGGCTACAAATGCCACACCAGGCGCGGCTGTAACCCCAGCTGGCAGGCCTACAAGGCTATAGTCTGTGCTTCCTACGGTTTGAATCACATAAAGGGTACCGGAAACAAACGAGCCAGCGGTAACAGCCGAGCCAGTTACCGGTGCGACAACGCGAGCATGAAAGCTGAGGAAACGGTGATAGTTATCTTCAAGTTTTAGCTCATAAGTACCAGCGGCTTTACGGGTTAGGCTTGCCACTCCAGAACCTTTGAGAGCGCTAGTAGCACCAGAAGCGCCGATAGCTGCAGAGCCCTCAATCCATACGGGATAATGAGTAAGGGAGAAAAAGAATTGTTGGAAAAATCTGTTAGCCATTGCTTTTACCTTTTTTAGAAAAAAAGGCACACCCGGTTAAGGGTGTACCTTCAAGTTAGGAAAATTAAGCAGAGAGAGTTACGTTTGCATTATAGCCAGGAGCGTTGCAACTGGGCATAGCGTAGTAACCGATTCTTACTTCCCCTGCGTCTGCGTTACTCACCCGCAACATTTCCAAACCATCTCCATACCTTAGGATCTGCGGCGCGTCTCCTAGGCTATTGAGTGTCCAGGTGTTCATCTGGAGCAGGTAAGCTTTTTGAGGTTGGCAGTTACGGTCTGGGAACACTTTAATCATGCTGTTTGCACCGTTGACCATGATGCCACGGAAGGCAATGTCAGCAGGACCTTTCATGTCCACGTATTGCACTTTGGATCCAAGGCTCTTTTCAAGAGCTGCGTAGGATGCAAAGTTAGTGATGCAAACGTCAGGCTTGCCACCCTCTCGCGCGAGCAAGCTAGAAGAATCGATCAAGGATTCTTCGATGGATTGAGCGGATCCGTCATACCGGATTCCTGCGAGCCTCGTAACATCCTGTGACCTGTCCACCCCAAAAAAATTGTCTCCAGCGGTAGGTGCAGAGGTAGGGAGCCAAGCTGCCAAACCTTTAACCTTGGCGTTGACGTCACCTTGGACGAGCAAGTAATCAGCAGGTGCCCAGCTTGCAGGTGTGCCAGCGGAACCGCCTAGGCCAGTAGCAGAAACCGTCACGGTTCCAGCGCTACGGTTAACAGCGATTACGTAACCAAGAGCTGCGCGTGGAGTACCGCCATCAGTAGCGTTGGCTTGCAACGTTTGATTAACTTCAAACTGGACCACATCAGCAGGGTTGCTGAGAGTGATAACACCAGTGGAGATAGAGCCTACTTGGCCGATGGAACCAGTGCCCGAACGAAAGAGAGCAGAAGCAAGCGAGTTGGTGATGGAGCGAAATGCGCCGTCAACCACAAGTTTTGCGCCTTCGAGAAACGACATTTTGTCGGTCCGGGAAGCAAGCATCGTCTGGTTGTCGATGGTAGCGATGGAATAATCTGCAGCGCGAGTCAGCAAGAACGATTGGATCTGAACAGGAGACTGGTTGCCTTGGGCGTTAGCAAAAGTCGCGGATCGACCTTGGGAGACGCCCGTGATGATCGGAATTGGCTTATACTTACCGCCGAAGTCCGTTTTCTTGGGAATCATGGCCAAAAAGGGGTTGTCGGAATAGACGAGGTTTTCAACTACCTGGCCATCGTACAGCTCCTTTAGAGCTGCGTTCATCGCTGTAAGGTTTAAATAAGGTCCAACCGTAGGCATAGTAAGCTCCTAAAATGTTATTGATCTAAAGCAGCAAGCGCCCGTGACATCCTGTCAGATTCGACACGTGGAGACACAAGGCTAGGAGTGCTAGATGTGTAATTGGTATTAGTTAGTGTCTTGCGTTGCTGCGCGGAAGGCTGAGGAGTTGCATTAGGTTCTTCTTGCGGTCTAGAGACTTTCGACGAAAGCTTCTTGGTTGCAAGGGATTTTTCTACCTGTTTTTCTAGATAAGCTTCTACTAGATCGCAGGCCTCAGGGATCGACAATACTTTATTAGTCTTCGCAAAATATTCTTCGACAGTATCATACACTAAGTCAGCTGAATCATACAAGTTAGTCAATTCATACTTGTCAGATTCGCGCTTTAAAAAGGTCCCAATCTCTGTCTTAAACTCAGTGATTACGGCTTGCTCTCTTTGTTCAGCTGCCTTCTTGGCTCGCTCTTGAGCTTCCTGCCTGTCTAGCTCGCGTTGCCGCTCAACGCTTTCAAGCTTTTCTTGCAAGGCCTTAATCTGGCTTTCGGTGCTAACTGTATTATTGTTCAAAATATAATCAGTCAGCTCTTTGTAACTAAGTCCGTGTTCTTCGAGGAGTGCCAAGGGGTTTTGGCGGTAGCTTTCTTTTTTGGAGCGACTACCATCGATCTCCTGCCTGAGCCGAGCAATTTCCGCCTTTTGTTGCTCCATCGCTTCCAGCTGCGCCTTGAGCTCCTGCCTTTGTTTGACAACGGCTTGTTCCTTTTTAGCTAGAAATGCAAACCTGTCGGATACTCGCTCCTTAGGTACTTCAGGAACAGGAGCCTCTGGGGTGTCTGGTGTTTCTTGGACTGGTACTTGATTGTCTGCAATCGCTTCCATTTAAACCTCTTATGCAACCATTGGGACATTAGGGACTAATTCAGATGGAGCCATGGGCATTGCAGGTGCTTGAGGCTCTGGCATCATTTGTTGACCAGCGGTGAGAGCCATATTGCTGAGCTCATCAATCTCGCTGATGAAGTCTCTGAGGATTTGAATATTCTCCTCAGGTGCGCCCTGCGTCTTAGCAAAAGGCAGATATTGCAAAGCTAGCTCGCGAGCCAAGGTTAGATCATCATCTGGCTCGGGATGATACACGGTTCCATTGTCGATCATGTCTTCAATGACTTTATGTAACCACTCCTCTTGGGCGTTGCCTAAGTCTTCGGCGCGTTCAAGGTCCGGGAAATCAAGCAAACGACGGCCAGCCCTAGGGCTAATGAAACCTGCCTGGATGTATTCGGTAATGGTCTGCAGCTGACCTGCAGGATCAGTAGGCAGTTTAGAAACAGGGTAAATTTTGAGGGTGTATTCATCATCTTCTAGATGGATTTGCTTCCAATCAAGAGTATCTAGGAATTTCTTGCCGGGGGTATTTACCCGATAAGATTTTTCCCTAGCATAGATATCTTTAACAACATCAATAGCAAGCTTAGAAACATGGATATAAAACTGTTCATATTCATGACCTACAGACATGAATCTCTCGGTTTCAATATCATTGTATTCCCTAAGAGCCTTGCCAGAGTTGAGCCCTGCAGGTTTCTGGCTTGTCGCTGATAGCTGGCTAATCCCGGCTTGCTCAAAAGCTTGGCCTTTAAGGGTTTGCAGATGCGCGTAAATCTCAGGCGGAACGATAGGCGGGCTAACATAGGTTGGAGGAGTACCGGTGTAATTGATTAGGACGCCTATGTCGTTTGAGATATGCTCCTTAACTATCTTAGATCCATGCTCAAGGAATACTTTAAAGGTCCCTGCCATATGCATAGATCGCTGGATAACCCAAAGTAATTTATTGATTTCTAGCTGAATGTTTTGAATTTGTTCAGCTAGTCCCTGTCCCCAAAAGCCATACAGGCGATCAGACCAATGCAGGAAAGCAAACGGGAAGTAACACTTCTCCCATAACTCTTTGAATAAAATACCCTCGGCAATGCTAATGACGTGCATCCCGTCCTTGGCGTCTTTGCCAGAAGGCAAATGCCAGGATTCGACGACCGAGATTTGATCCGCAATGTTTTGGAAAGTGCCAGTAATATCTATAGTAGCTGCATTGGCACCCATAATCAGGTCTTTGTGATCCGGGTACAGCTCGGCTAGTACCGACCTGTCTACATTCTTTACTCTGTGCATCTGTCTAGGATGCCCGTAAAAGCTTTCCATCTGATCAACGTAAATTTCGGAAGCTATCACCCGCTCAAACTTGCAGCGTCCTTCATGCTCAAAGACATGAAGAACACCAGTACCCCAAACAAGTGCATCTCGGAAGCATTTGGCTCCCAGCTTATACATCTCATTTTCGTAAAAAATACCGTCCACAAACTTGTCTAGCTGTTTGGCTTTACGTTGAACCTTCCAGGTTGCGCCCGAAGTAATAAAGCTAGGCTTTGGCCGGTTCTTGCTAATCTTGCTGACTAGAGTGTCGACGCAGCTTTGAATGACGTTATAGCTAACCCGGTCCTTTAATGTAGCCTGGGTGCTTTGGATCTTGCTGAAGCTAAGACCATTGATACCCATGATGTTGGTATTACCGTATAACCTAGCTGAAATTTGATATTGGGTTTGCCGCTTGGCATCAGCATTTGCAAGGCTAGTGACAGTCCCGACAATAGCTTGGGCAATCTCTTGAGGATTCTTGAGAGCCCACCATTTTTTGCCGCTATCGGTAGGACGTACATCATTAGGGTTATTAAAGGAGCGATAGTCAATAGGCATAACTACTCCGGCTTATCTGCTTTAATGTCTGGCTCGTATTGCGTTGACCAATATAGTAGCTCATCCTCAGTTGGAAGTTTAGTATCAGCCTCAATTTCATCTAGGGCTTGGGCAGGGTATGGCGTTGAGCCAGGCGTGAACCGCATGTGAAAATGCTGGTGCCCGTTGCTTACATTAAATTCCGTGGCATTGTTCTTCTTAGCCAGCCTAATCAAATCCCTGATCGTCGTAAGATTCAAGTCCAGGTGTCCAGGTGATCGGGTCGTCATTCGATTCCTCTAGGTCTTTTTCTAACTGTTCTAGAATTAATCGCTCTTGCTCAGCCATCCATTCATCGCTACCAGGCTTAGATATCGGTGCCTCTACAGTCTGGCTAACCCAATGGAGGCTTTCCCGGAACGCATAGAGGACGGCATCGGCAATGTCTGAGTGATACACATCACTGATCACTAGCCTGTCGCCGTTATTCTTAGCCCGGTCCCACTCTACTAGCCTGGTATCGCTAGCAAATGGACCATCAGACTTAGCCAGCAATTGGCCGTTGCGTAGGGCGTCGTTCAGTAATTCAATGTATTCAAACTTTCGAGCCTTTTCAGCTGCCCGGATCGGCAAGCCAAACCGCTTCTTGAGCTCCTCGACAATCTTTTTGCCAAGTCCCCCGGCATCCATGACCACGGCCAAAGGATTGTATTGAGCGACCAGCTTATCTAGCTGTTCAGCTAATTCAGAGATACCCTGCTTTTCCTTGACCAGCTCATAAACCAGATGCACAGGGCTTGGCTGGGGTTTAGATCCTGGGTAGTGCGTGGCTTGGTTCCACCCAAGAACAGCTATGGCATCGGCATCATTGTAGCCAAGGTCAACACCGATCACATAACTGGGATTGGTCTCTTTAAATATAGCAAAGTTATTGCGGTTATCATCGTATTTGAACACCAGGGCATTGCTATCAGTCACCCACTTTCCAAAACACTCGCGCTGTATTTTAGGATCAGAGGGCAGTACACCCATGCGCTTACAGTCTTTTAGGATAAGATCCATGGGCTTTTTACCCGACTTGCGCTCAAGCCAGGGGTTTTGGAGCATTGTCCAGCCATGGTGCGACCATGTATTAGATTGGCTCGCCTGATAAAAATAGCCGACAGGTACAGGAGCGGGGGTGCCAATGAGGCACAAAGTCCCATCGTAATCAAATAGTGACTTGGATAATACATCATCAACTAGACTTTCGATGTATGGGCGGAACGCTTGGGCTTCGTCGATGTACACCTTGACGAGAGGAAATCCCCGATACTTCTCAACTTCTGTCTTATCTTTGGCACCGGAAAAATAAATGATATGTCCATTTGGAAATCTAATTGAAAGTTCAGTTTCATTGGGAACACCCCCAAGCTCATGCTTTCGATTGATTTCCAGGATCTCTGCCCAAATGATGCGCTTGGCATTAAGGCGGGATAACGTGATGTAGAGGCTAGCGCATTTAGGCTTTTGCAGTGCGGTATCTAATAGGTCTACAGCACAGGCGATCGTCTTACCAGCACGACGAGAGCATACCGCGACCTTATAGTTCGCCGGATCGCGGATAAAAGCTATTTGCTCATCAAAGCAAAAAGCCTCAACGCTAAAAGACGGTGGCCTTTTAGCTATCTCCTCTAGCGCAATCCTCAATTCATCATCGGTTAGCTTCATACTGCCTTGTGTAAAGCTTTTGAGCCTCAGTTAGAGCCAAATGCACCGCATCTTTGAGATTTGGCTTGATATCAATTAGGCTATTTTTAAAACGCATGTACCGTTTACCATCAAAAGTCTCTTGGTAAACTTCAAAAAGATTTTCGTTATCAACAATAATAATGCGTTGATCTTTAGATGTTTCAAACTTGTAAGTAGTTCTCATTTCAATTTGATCCAAACAATATTAG